GTGGATGACGCAATTGTATGGGGACCGCCCTTCAAAGAAATAGAAGAACTAGAAAAATTCACATAGCCATTGGTACGAGGATATAAATTGTTAAAAATAAACTTTTCAATATCAAGCGACTTGTTGAAAAATTCATTATATTCTGCATCAGAACCGTCATATGGATAGAAGTCTATGATTCTATCTATTGCGCCCTCATAGTAAAGTTCGGCAGAACCAAATCTTGCAAATGATAGTGGATCGTTGTAATCTACCTGCGGGACAAAAGTGTTCTGCTTTTCCGAGATTGCCTTTACATTTCTTGACGATTCAGCATCAGAGAAGGCATCTTTTTGATCTGTATCGGAAACATAATTTGTCGAACGTTCAAATAGGTCTTTAATACTCATAATCTTCTACTCGGAATAGGAATTTTTGGTCTTGCTCGATCCAAGATTGCCTCTGTGAATCATAGAATGCGAGTTTGATGCCATATTCGTATCCCGGTTCAAGAAGCGACATATCGAGGTTGAAATAGTTTCCTGAAACATCATAGGAGAGTATTGTTTGTAAGTCCGAGCCTGTGCCGTGTGGTATAGCATTGTATCCATCCAAAACCCTATAAACTCTGTATGATGCGCTAGGAATAATAGTATTTTCTATTTCACTTGACGCTACTGTGTAAATAGTTGGGGACCAGTTTTTGCTTCTAACATAAACGTTGAAGCGAGCCTCCTCTTCGGAGAAATACTTATTTCTCAAGTTTTTGATATTTGTAACATAGCGATAGTTTCCATTTGAACTTGCGGCAGCAGCAAAAGATTCGACAGAAATTGATCCTGTAAAATATTCTGTTGATGTAGCGTGTTCATCTAGATCTGAGCCGCTGTGCCATACATCATATAGAGTACTGATAGAAAGTGTGTCGGACGCTGTGACTGCGATAGAACAACTATAAATTCCTGTAGATACAAAGCCGCCAGTTATGTTTACTTGTCCATCATACAATATTAATTTGTTATCGACTCCTGAACCAGATGGTTCTGTATTATCTGCTGAGCCCGAATAAAGACTGACCATTATGGATCCAGTAGCACCAATGGCGGGAATATTTGTTAGCCTTCCACGGACATAGTTGTACAAATAAATTGTATTTAAATTGTCTGGACCGGGAGCAATAGAAGAAGAGAAGTAAAAATCTCCACGATCATCCTGTATAGAAGAGTTCCATCTTGCCTCAATTACAGGCTTTTTAAAAAAGTATTGTGTCCCTCTTGCAAAAAATCTTTTGGTGTAATACGAGCTAGTATCAGTCTCAACTGAGGATGTTAAGCGGACGCCTACTCCGTAGTTAACTTTGGATTCTGCTATCCATTGCTCAACCAATGTAGAAATATCAATTTCCAAGTCTTCAAGACCAGTTTCAAAAGTTTGCTCAAATGTTGGATCCTCATGATAATCACCGCCTGCTGTTGTCCATTGACCTATGGCACCAGTAAAATTACCAACAGATGTTAAACCGGAACTGGCGTCAGAGTTTGTTTTGTTGCCGGCAGTTCCTTTAGTTGTTTGCGCGATGGTTACATTTGTACCATCGTCTGATGCAGTCATATCTGCACTTGTTGTGGCATTTACTGCTTTTGTTATCGCCTCGGCGACATGAGCTACTGTGCTGGCTCCTCCAAAGAAAATATCTATAGTATCACCGGCAGTGCCGCCAGCTTGAGTATCATAGGATCCTCCACCATTTATTCTATAAGTTGTGGTAGTCCCTGCTGCATTAGTTAAGGTAAATGTTGCCCCACCTAGTAGAGAACCGGGTGTCGAGGCTACAATCGTGGCAGTAGCGGCGGTGCGCTCTTTGGCATCAATCCAGTTTGATACACCAATGTCTTTATAGTTTTCAAGATCTAACCCGTCACCCTCGTTCCATGCGCGGGAAATTGCTTCAACAACTAACTTAAAATCTTTCGGAACTGTTTTTGAAGTTTCTGCATTGTACAATCTTAAGTAAAATTTTACTTGTCCAGATGCAGGAATGGTGCCAGCAGTACGATCCGCAGATATCGAGGTTACATCAAATTGTGTGAGTATTCTTGACAACTCAGATGAGGCAGATGATTCTCTACCATATATGGAATACACCTCACTAACATCAGCCAATCCCATGTTAGAACCTGTAGCTCTAGTTGCAAGGTTTTCTTGATAGCCATTGGCTATTGTGTTATCTGCGGTTGCTCTGTATCTTTTTATGGCCATTATTTTGCTATCCCTTTAATATCGTTGTCTGGAAATTTAAGTTCCATGATTGAATTGTTTGGTGTTTCATAGAATGTTGCGTCTCTAGAGAGTATTTTATCCATCTGCAATGAAATCGGTGAGTATACTCCACCGGTTTTGTTTTTCACTTCAACCTTTCTTACGTCTAAAACACCGTCAACACGATTCAACGTTGAATAAACTCTTGTTATGTATAGAGGCTCTCCAATGTAAAGTTTGTCGGCGAAAAGTTCTTTTGTTTTTTGTATGCACTCTGATAGTACCGTATCCTGTGAGAATCTTTTGTCTATCATAACAGTGAATTCTAATTGGAAATTTATAATTTTTGGATCATAAATCTCTATTTGATCATTCAAAGACCTATATTGGTTAATCCAGTTTTTAATGTTGTTTTTTGTTACATCATTGGTCTGTGTCAGGTTTCCATTGTTGTCTTGAGAAATTACGTACAAAGAAATCTTCCTATTACTAGATGATGGGTCATTTATAATGTTTGCTCTTGTGATAGCACCAAATTTTGGTGGCATGTTGTAGATCAGTGATTCGTAATCCTGCTTGGTTACAGCTCTTCCCTGTGAAGCGTATCTAGATTTTGCTCTCTGTTTCAATTCTTCAACAGAGATGTCAACATCTATGGAGGTTAACGGATCTTCATTATTAACTTCTAAGGAATTTTCAACAAAATTTCTTTGTGAGTCCACGATAACCGACAAGTCTTTGAAAATAAAAGATTTATTGTTTACCTGATTTATTGAATTCGCTGGAACGTTCGTGCTCTCCGGAGAATTAGACCGATAAACAACTGACAGTTCTGTATTATAGGGTGAGATTCCTAACTTATTTGTGGAAATAAGCTTTGATGGATCAAAAGATTTTTGAGTGATGTAATTTTTACCTTGCATCTTTAAAGCAACACGAGATGGATCTGTTATACCGCCATCTTCTACATCCTCAGACCCAAAGCCAAACTGCAAAAATGTTCCCGTATCATCTTGCTCTAAGACAAATCTTCTAGTGGTTGAAAAAGGCTTAAGTATTGACCTGACACCGTCATTTGCAGCATTTTGGTTTGTTGTGTCAACAAATACCACTTCCTGAGATAAGTGTTCCACTTCATAATATCTATTACCCTCTGCATCATACACAGAGATAATCTCTGAGATGTTTGGGGCACCTATTCTAACTTTTTTGAATTTTTCAAATACTGAGTTGGTTAAGTCCACAGTTGCTATCTGTAGGACCCCAGATTGTACTTGTCCATAGTTCCTTACCGCAAAATAAGTTGTTGCACCCGTTGTGGAATTAAATCTAGCAGCAACAATGTCTGAGGTTTCGTCTGAGAAGTTTACATCCTCTGAGAGTATGAAGTTGCCTCCGTCTGGTGTTATAAAGCTTGTACCCTCTTTTAAGATTGGCAAATACGTATCATCTGGTGTTGTACCATCAGAATTTGCAGGACATAAAATAAATAAAGAAACAGTACCAAAAGATGAAGGTGTCCCAGCATATTTATAGCCCATCGCTCTTGCATGTTTTCTGACGTTTTCAAATTCTAAAGAAGTATCTAGAAAGCTCTCATTTACATGATAATCCAAATAGTAAGACAGAATGTCTCCGGAATAAGCAACAGTATCTAAAACTAAAGACCCAAACGATGCATCAGAAAAATCTCTATATGCGTTTGGATAGTATCTTTTGGCGTATTCAACCAAATCCTCTTTGATGCTTTCAAACTCTCTGCTTGTGTATTTAATTGCAACATTTTTATTTTTTGGCATATATAATCCTCACAACTACAGTAAGTAGTTTTCTTTCCAAATTTAAATTTAGACAAGCAAATTCTCTGTTGTTTCCGATAAGACCAACTCAAACAAGGAAGCAAGATTAGAATCTTTGACATAGTAACTCATTTTTATTGACATTTGATTAGCACTATTGAAGGTTATATCAAGAGCGGTTATTTTTATGTATGGCAAGTATGTGGAAATTTGCGATAAGATGTTTTCTCGTATAGGAGGTAGCCCCGAAGAGCCTCTTTCTATCTCAGTTTGAAGCTCAAACAGGTACTTGTATAATCCAACACCAAAATCCGGAAGTGCTAATCTTTCTCCGGGGTTAGTTAAAAGCACCATTCTAATATTTTGGTCCACCACTTTTGTTAAATCTGTAACACTGTGGGTTTGATAGGCACCTGTTTCTTCGTCTATTTGCAGTGGGAACACTGGTGATATTGTTTGTGTTGGCATTTTTTAATTTCCTCCTATGGTAAATAACTTACCAAAATCATTTTTACACTCATTACCATCTTTATCCTGTGGGTTCTCTTTTACTATTCTTCTTTTCATGTTCCAAGAGAATTCTCCAAAATCTATAAATGAAATCGAATTCAATGCTCTTCTCTGTAGGGACTTTACAATGTCTTCGTTGTTGGCTTCTTCGTTTGGTGGATCTCTATCATCATTCCTATAAAAAGACACAAAAAGCTTTCTAGATTGTGATTTGGAATCATTAAAGGACCTAGAGATATCACCAGGTGAAACAACCATGGTGTCATCCACAGTTCTCTCACTTGGGGCACCCAAAGAAGGTATAAAATTAACATAAGAGTAAATTGTATACAAGGAAGGGATTTTTTTAATCTGAAGGATATTGTCTACAAGGTGCTTGAAGTTTTCTGTTTTTGCCATCTTGTCAACATAACACTTTAATTCCTGGTTTAAATTATCATTGGAATTAATCAATTCTTTAATTTTAACATCTAAAATGTCTTCTTCATAAGAGCAAATAGGGAAGCTAAACTTAGAACTCTCAAGTAGTTTTCTACCCGATTCTGTGTCGAATGCTGCAGGAGATTGAACAAAAGTTCTATGTTCTCGGGATGCATCATTTATTTGTATTGGTAAACTGAATCCTGCTGGTGGAATAAAACATAAACGTACTCCAAATTTTATTCCAATACCTCCTTCGTAAGATAGTCCATCCTCTGCTAGAACTGCATCTCCAAAGTAGTCTGAGATGTTCTTTTCTCCGCTCAAACTAAGTCTGTTATCGTTTAAAAAGCTTTTTAATTCTTTTATATTAATCAATCCATTGATTTTTGCAAGGTTTACTAAATTTTTATTTTTCTTTGGACTGCAGATTAGATATTTTTCCAAATAAAATCCTCCATTTTGCGATAACTCTTCAAACCTTTTGTCTGTAATCTCTATGTTGTTTAGTGCATGATTCATGTCGGCACTAGCACATTGGATTATGTCGCCATATGGCAGTGATCCTGCGCCACCCCCTATGGGTATTTCTGCATCATAGACCCCTGCTTCGATTTGTTTACCAAGCATAATTTTGGATCCACCAATAAAAAACTTCCTAATGTCATAAATCCATGGTCGTGGTTCTATCTCTTCTCTCATTTTTTTTGTATAAACATCCAATTCTTCTTTAACAACGTATTTTAATAGCTTTTTGATGCTAGATTTTACAGAATTCAAAGCATCGATTTTAACTGCGAATCTGGCTTGTTCTATTGAAATTGGCACCAAATAAAAAACTATACTCTCCAAAACATTCAATAAATCA